TACTAATGACTACGTAGTACTGCTTACAGATTTACACATCTCAAAGTAGAGTTTCATTCCAATCTGTCCACGCCGCGTGGATCTTACAGTCTTTCGATCGTAAGAGTACGCGCGGAGGTGGGGATCTGGGAGAAACTCAACCAAGAGATGGTCAAGATCTTTAACATTCTCCATAATGCTCATTCGAGCATTAGAGAGCTGTCCTATGGACTTCATTCCTAGCATTGAAAGGGGGTGTGCCTGAATTCTCAGTGACATAAGAACCATATCCGAGACGTGGTTACCCTGATCTTTCTTCAGGGGTTCAACGAGGAAACGAGTGATCAATTCGTTTCTGAACTTTGAACCCTGATCAAAGATCTCGTCAATCTTCCTCTCGTATTCTTCCAGATACATCTTATGCACTTTGTGCTTAAGATTATCTACGGAACACCATGGGTACCCACTTACGTGGCCCTCAAGGGCGTTCTGGAAGGAAAGAATTACGGAGAGGAACTCCTGTCCCTTCTTGCTTAGATGGGAGAGCATTGACGGGGCGTAAAGCTCGGACCTCATAAACGGAAGCTTCCAACGCGTTGCTATGAAAGTGAGAAGGTCAGGAATCATATATAAAGTCTTGCTAGCCTCCAAAAGGAGGTGAACAGGTAAGCCAGTGATCTCGTTCCCTTTTAGGAACAATCTCTTGGCGAACTCACCGTAAGCACCACTGTCTGTGGTGAACGACTTCTTTATATTAATTTCCACACCTAACTCCTTCATAAACAACTTGTAGTTGCTTGCCACTTTTGAGTCCAAGATCACGATGTCGTCTCCAAGGATAACATAATCCGGGAATGCATAAGACCCTGCACAAAACCTCACAAAAAGGTGATGTGTTAAGGCAAATGTACCCCAACTGGATAATGCTCCGAGGGGTTGCCCTGTACCCCATCTTATGGGACCTATTGGGCTGTCGAAATCTCTTTCAGCAATAATCTCCTTCCATAGCTGTCCAGCTTGATGACCATACAGTCGGTTAATAACCGCGAGTTGTGGGTCAAGAGGGAACCTATCAGTTGCCGATGAAAGATCAAAGGAATAAGCGGAACCGACCTTTCTGGTCTTTTCCAGTATTAACTGGAAAGCCCGGTCTTGGTCGTAAGTCCCATCCTGTTTGATTTTCTTCAAGAGCTTCATGATATTGTCATGCATGAATTTGAGAGCGTTTTGTGACCAATAATCAAATCGCTATGTTCCTCGTCTTCCCTCCACCCTCGCACAATTGTGCGATTCGGGAATGGGAAGCGGGTAACTGTAGCAGATCCGGAGTTAGAAGTTCAACAAACCTCATCAGATTCTCATGCAGCATGGGGGAGTGAGCTTTAAGAAGTTCTGAAACAGCCTTAAATAGTTTAGGATCATTGACTAGTGCGATTGTATCAAGGTGAACCGTCCTGACCGATTGGCCGTTAGGCCCGTTGGATGCAGGAAGGTAACCGAAGTCTTCGTATCTGGAATCAATGTTCACCGGAATCAAAGGCAACATACCTTTTGGTGCTTTGGAAATGAAATCTATGAACCTCTGTTTAACCGAGTCATTCAAACCTCGCGGACCATCCGTGATATTGGAGAAATCCATGTCAGGGGGAAGTACGATTAGGTTGACGAAGTTAAATATTGTTAATACTATTCTCTTTTCAAAGAGTCCCCCTTGCAAATATTGCAAGAAGGGTCTAATATCCCTTGGGATATTAGAACCAGGTATAACCTTTCGTCTAGTAATAGGCGTAAATTCCGCTCCCAGAGCGATGGATTGGGCCACTCTTCGGAAATCCTTGAAGAGTTCGACTGTCTTAGTTAAACCTTTGTTAGAAATTTCCTTTCGGATCATTTCTGACCAAAGTGAGCAAAGATGTTGACTATCGAAATCAGTATTCAATACTCGTAATCCTTTTAATAGGGATGTAACACACTTTATGAAAGTTGTTACCCGACTAACCTTTCGGTTAAACGCGTCGAGTTTGCGCTGTATTTTGATATTCATACTATTTTAAACAGGGTTTCCCCCCGTTAGGGGGGTCCTGGTTGCCGCTTCGGTTAAGAAGAGGTGAATTGTTACTTTTAGTACAGTTCCCTGGCCCGAGGGGAGTCAAACTACAAGGGCCCAACGACGGATCAGT